TGACTCATTTAAAGCGCCTATTTCATAAGCGATTTTCACAAAATTTCGTTGGCATGCAAGTTTGAAATCTTTATTATCAGTAGGTTCACGAATTACCAACTCATCAAAATTGAATTGTGAAGAGTCATAAATTGGGTTTAGAATTTTGGCATCACGACAATAATATATGGCATTTGATATACCTTCTTCTTTTAAACTGTCTATTCCAACAATACCAATAGCAACTTTAATTAGATTACCTGGTAGATTGTAAAAATGAAAACTGCGTCCATCATGACTACCAGGATAGCCATAAAAGTAGTTGTATACTGCTATTGGAAAATTAATCATGACACATCCGTTGTCAAACACTGCCTTCATATTACTCGTATCCGAACGGTCAATGTAAAATGACATAGGCGGACGCTTTCTAACCAATGTACTCAACGCTGTTTCCAACTCAGCAATCTTTGCTTTTAAGTTGCTATCATCATAGATTGTGTCATTATCTGGCTTTTCTTCCAACGCACTGATACGCTCTTTAATTGTTGTATCGTCAGACTCAAGATTTTCAATACGTTCAACTAACTTACCATCGTCATAAACAGTGTCTTTATCTTCCTTTTGTTCTAAAGCCACCAATCTATTCTTGATTTCTGTATCATCGTAAATCGTATCATGGTCTTCACGACTCTCTAAAGTTTCGATACGCTTTGTCATCTCGGCCTGTTTCTGCCCCACATCAAGCAACTCTTGATTAACATCATGCTCTCTTTGTTCTATCGCAGTAATTTTCCCTTGCAGCTCAACCAAATCAGTTTTAACCATATTTTCAGGCTTATAGTTTCCAGCGGTCTTTTCGATGGTAATCTTTACCATATTGTTAGACGGAAATACATAATTACCTGCTACAATTTCTAAAACGTATATCCCTTTTTCCAGCACTCTATCAAATTTAAACGAAACTGAGCCATCTACAACTCGCGACTCTGTTTGATAGGCGATATTTTCCCCTTTAATTAGCCTGATGGTCGCTGTTTGACCATCAAGCTCAGGAATTTTATTACGGCGTTCATCTAATAGTTCAAACGATAAGTTAGACCCAAAATCTGCTTGTTTAATGACATTTCCACCGTCGACTTGCCTTAAATTTAGACTATTCATGTTTATCACCTTTATCTGTCAAATCACGCAATTTTTCAATTCTATCCTTTACAAATGTAGGTATAGGCACGCCCATTTGCCCTAAATTTTCGGTTATACTAATTGCGTAACTTGCGATATAATACAACACAAACGCATTGGCATATGGCTGCAATCCTAAAAGTGATAAATAAGGATAAGCGGTAATAATCAAGATGACAACTAATAGATGTTTAATCATCCCAGTTAATCCTTTAGTACTGTTTGTTGCATTCTTCTTCATGCCTTTAACTAATCCAGTCAAAATATCAAAAGCAACCAAAATAATAAAAACGTGTATCCATAAATTGTTTAATAAATTTGCAAATTCTTTTAGTAACTGAAAATTATCAATGATCAACATACTTACCACCTTTACTCTTTCTTTTTGCCGTCATTAGTTTCAGCTATTTTATTCGACAATTCTTCCACGATTGCTTCTAACTCAGCATTTCTCAATTCGAGATTCGCAATTTTAATTGCTAGTTTTTCTTTTACTTTATCCATATTAATCACCTAACAACCCTTTTAATTTCGTAGCCGCTAATTGCGCCATCTGTTTAGGTGTTAAGTTATCTAAATCACCATCATCGCGTGTTAGTACGATATACGCGTTTAAATTATGTCTATCTTCTTGCGCTACTAAACTGACATATGCCTCCATCACACTGTAATCTTCTGCATAATTAAAATTGATGTTATTGCTGTTAATTTTCATGGTTCATTTCTCCCAACTTTGTATTATTTATTATATTTTCTAACCACTCCACGCGGTTCGTTAATGCTTTGATTGCCGCTAGCATTGGCGGAACAATTCCTGATACATTGATATTTAACGTGCCATCCACATCAAACACAGATTGTGGAAATGTTTTTTGCAAATTTTGCGCAACGAAACCGTAATCTGTATGTGTTCCGTCTGCCTTCCAGTCAAATGAATATACATTGACTTTCTTTATTTTTTCCACAACTTCATCATCATCTATTCGATAGATATTTTCTTTTAATTTTTCGTCCGAACTCCACGCTGTGACTCCATAATTTCCGCCGTCAGTCCCTATATGTAGGTAAGGATTGCTAGAACTGCCTAACCTAAGTAATTCCTTGACTTTGGATGACCCACTACCGCTGCTTTGAACAATATCGGCAAACGGAACGTAAGTATTAGCGTTGCGGAAATAATCGCCTGCGTAAATTGCACCATTAACATCTATTACCTGTGGCTGTATTCGCGAAAAAGAATATCCGTTTGATATTACAAGACCGTGGTCATCCATTTCGACTCTATTTCCATTCATCCGTATAGTT